GTGGTCGTGATAGAGCTTGGCAGGGCGAATCCATAGCCGCGAAGGTCTAGGTTGCCTGTGGTCGTGATAGAGCTTGGCAGGGCGAATCCATAGCCTTCAAGGTCTAGGTTGCCTGTGGTCGTGATAGAGCTTGGCAGGGCGAATCCATAGCCTTCAAGGTCTAGGTAGCCTGTGGTCGTGATAGAGCTTGGCAGGGCGAATCCATAGCCGAGAAGGTATAGTTTGCCTGTGGTCGTGATAGAGCTTGGCAGGGCGAATCCATAGCCCCAAAGGTATAGGGTGCCTGCATATGACCCGCCAACTATTTTTCCAAATGTTGCCTCAAATTGCCTGATTAGTTCTTGTTCTGTCTTTGATTTCATCTTGTTTGTTTTATTTGGTTAAAAGGGTTGTTTTATATTCTTTTTCTTTACCAAGATAAAAGTCCTCTATCGTTTTAAAATCAATGACGTTAGGTTCTGTATCTGACATAGCCTTATTAATGCGATAAGGCGTTATCCTTGTTTCAAGCCAACAAGCCTGAACCGTGAACTGTTTTAGCAATGGTTTCAATCTGTTTTGACGTTCTGATATTGTTTTTCTGATTGCCATGTTTTGTATTTAATGATGCAAATAAAAGTATTCTTTTTGTAACCACCAAATTAATTTAAATTAATTTTCAGTATTATTTTTTAGACATTAAAAAAGCCCACCTTTCGGTGAGCCTCTTAACATTAAACAAAAAGTTTGATTGGTTAGAATATATCGAGAATAGTCGAGCCTAGACCTTTTTTGAATGTAGATATAGATATGGCAGCACCGACACCTACAAAGGGCTTGTTGGAAAGTTCAGATTTGCAAATTCGCCGTGATGTATCTTCGCTGCTTCGTCATATAGCTTTGCGGCTTCTATTTCATCTTTTATGTATTTTCGGTAAAGACACACCCCGCCTATTCTTATTCTAACTACCCACCTTTGGCTTCTATTATCCCATGTAACACCTTGATATTTTGATTTAGAATTTTTATGTGCCATTTTATTGGCAGAATTTTGGGCAGCAGTGCATATCCGCAAATTTGATTTCTGATTATTCAGCCCATTGTGGTCTATATGGTCAATAAAGACTTTAGGGTCAGTTACCCCCATGATTTGGCGGTGCATTTTTATTTCCCTTTTTTCAGTCCCGCCCCTTTTTGCATAAATGCAATTTTGGGTGTGCTTTGCTACCTGCCAATCAAATTGAGATAGATACTCGTAGTCATCGTCATCTACAAGAGCCACATATTTACAAAAGTGTTTTCGTCTGCTTTTTGTTGATAATAATATCTCTTTCATAAAAATAGAAATCCCCGCCTTACTCAGTGCTATCACACACCTTTCGGACAGGGAAATTTAAGTTTGAATATTTTTGTTGATGGTGATAGACATCAATGCAAAGATACTAAAATGTATCGAATATTGTGCTTCCTGCGCCTTGTTTAAAGTTAGATATTGAGAAACTTGCACCCACACCAATAAACGGCTTTTTGCTGACTACATCATACCCCGCACAAAGAGTAGTGTACTTATAAATAGCTACGTCACCTCCTACTTGGACACTTGCAGAATTAGTCGATGCTACATACCCAACAGCCAAGAATGCCCCAAATGATACATATGGCTGAATTGATAGGCTTCCGTCAGGGTTGGTCAAGTATTCACCTATCCCGAAGTTATAAGAGAATGACGGAGCTACTGTGCCCGATGTGAGCCACCCTACATTGCTCTTTTGAATTGTCAGCACACCTAAACCAACGTTAGGCGCACCAAAGATGATAGTCCCCGAAGGTGGTATGGTATGAGTGACAGTAGGTGTTGTTGGCATTACATACAACCCCGATGCAGATGCGGTATATATTCCTTCATCCTCTTTATTAATAGTCAGAGGATGCTTTTTAAGACTTCTAGCCACCTTCTTATTTGTACGTTTCGTCTGTTTCTTTACCGTTGATGGCTTGGACTGATATTTTTCTTTCCTTTCCTTGCTCAATGTCTGAGCATTAGTTGTAAGAGAAATTGATAGGACTGCTAGTAGGAGGATTAAAATTCTTTTGATTGTCATTGTTATTATTTTAGGTTAAAAATTACTCCGCACCTTCCGATGTGGTAGGGATTGATACTGGTTGTGCAAAAGCAGCATGTATGTCCTTCCCAAACGACACCAAGTCTACAAACACATCAAAGTTATGACCTTCGATAGCGTCATTGAGTAGCTTTGTGCCATCAGCAGTCAGTTTGATAGCTTCGGGCTTACCGCTTAGTGCAGCGAGGCTATTTGCTAGTTGAGATACATTGCTGATGAACTGTTTGCCAGTCTGTTTAGGTTTAGCAAATTCCTGACCGAGAGCCAAGATTATTTCCTGTTTCCACGTTTCGATGTCCGTTCCTTCGGGGAGCTGGTCTAAGCCCCCTTTAAATGCTGCTACGAAATCCGCTACTGCGGCTACTTCTTGGGTTGATAATTCTGCCATTGGTTTTGTTTTTTATTAATTAATTGCTCGGCTAATGTAAATAGAATGTTCGATTTTGACAAATATAAATTTGGCGGTTTGTTTTTTCTTTGTATAATTGCAATGTCAAGTGAGTACGGTCATGCTGATTTGATTAAGAAATTGGGGAGTAATCCTCATAATCGCCCCTCCGAGTGACCGCTTTGAGGGGCTTTTTATTTTTAAATATGGAGTATAAAGAATTTTTAGAGACAAAGCATAAATCGCACATCTATTCAGGCTTTGATGTGAAGGATGAAATGTTAAATACAAAGTTATTCCCGTTTCAGAAGTTCATAGTCAAGAGAGCGATAAAAGCGGGTAAATATGCAATCTTTGCTGACTGTGGGCTTGGTAAAACATTCATGCAATTAGAATGGTCTAGACTTGTGCGTGAAGAAACAAATAAGCCAGTTTTGATACTCGCTCCGTTAGCAGTAGTCGAACAAACAATCCAAGAGGCTCATAAGTGGGGCATTGACATTTCAAACGTACATGTCAACAATTACGAGCAGTTAGACAATATTGATTGTTCACTATATTCCGGGATATGTTTGGATGAAAGCTCAATTCTTAAAAACTTTGAAGGAGAGACAAAAAAGAAGATACTCGATTCATTCAAAGACACCCCATACAAATTAGCGTGTACAGCCACACCATCACCTAACGACCCCATGGAGTTAGGCAATCATGCCGAGTTCTTAGATGTAATGTCCCGCAATCAGATGTTGGCTATGTATTTTGTACACGATGGAGGGGAAACAGCGAAATGGAGACTGAAAGGTCACGCAATCAAAACATTCTATCAGTCAATCGGCACATGGGCTATAATGCTTAATGACCCTAAAGACATAGGATTTCCAATGGAAGGATATGCACTACCTGAGTTAAATCTTATTGAGCATACAATCAAAACACCCAATAGGAACAACGGGCAACTATTCAATGAAGCCATAATATCAGCAACAAATTTCAACGCCGAATTGAGATTGACAAAGGACTTAAGGCTTGCAGAAGTGGTAAAAATAATCGAAAGTAAGCCTAATGAAACATTTATCATTTGGATAAACCACAATGAAGAAGGGGAAATACTCAAAAAATTGTTGCCCGAAGTAGTTGAAGTAAAAGGTAGTGATACTGACAAATGGAAGAAAGAAAAATTACTCGGATTTGCTAATGGAGATTTCAGAATATTACTCACTAAGACTAAGATTGCAGCTTATGGCATGAATTACCAAAACTGCGACAATCAAATATTTGCATCCCTTGATTTCTCTTTTGAAAAACTATATCAAGCATTAAGACGGTCATACCGTTTTGGTAGAACCAAAGACGTAAATGCTTATTTAATAACCACCGATACAATGGCTAACGTAAGGCAGTCCATTGATGTTAAACAAAAACAATTCAAAATTATGCAAGATGAAATGGCACACGCTATCAACGAGAATCTAAATGGCTCTCATTTGACCGAAACTAATTACAACATCGAATCAGAAAAAAATGAATGGTTTGATTTGAAACGTGGTGACTGCGTACAGCTAATCAAAGATGTGCCGGATGAATCAGTCGGGCTTTCAGTGTTCTCGCCCCCATTCGCAGAACTATACACATACAGCAGCCATATAGAGGACATGGGCAATTCCAAAGATTATAATGAGTTTCTAATACAATTCGGTTTTTTGGTAAAAGAACTTCATCGGGTAGTAATGTCAGGCCGCAATGTAGCCGTTCACTGTATGGACTTGCCAATTCAGAAAGGGAAAGAAGGGTATATCGGACTTCGGGACTTCTCAAACATGATACGAATAGCTTTTGAGGAAGTGGGTTTTGTATATCATTCCCGTATTACTATATGGAAAGACCCAGTCGTGGAAATGCAAAGAACAAAAGCACTCGGACTACTCCATAAGCAAATAAAAAAGGATAGCACAATGTCAAGGGTTGGCTTACCTGACTATGTACTAATCTTCCGTAAAGATGGGGATAGAGCTAATCCAGTTACCAATACCGATTTACCCGTAGACCTTTGGCAAAAATATGCTTCACCCGTATGGATGGATATTGATTATGGTAATACTTTGCAAGGCAAACAGGATGCAAGAGGGGAACAAGACGAACGCCACATAGCACCCCTACAATTAGAAACTATTGCTAGGCTAATTCATCTTTATTCTAATCCCGGGGACATTATTTACAGCCCTTTTGGAGGTATAGGCAGTGAAGGCTATCAGGCCGTTAAACAAGGCCGTAGGTGCATCCTGCACGAATTAAAAGAGAGCTACTTTCATGTTATGAAAAAAAACCTAATGGATGCTGTCGAGGAAAAAAAGATGATAAAGATGTTTGTTTAGTCATAGATGATTAGTATATTTGTGGCATGATTTATATTTACGCACTGGCCGACCCATTCACCAAAGAGATAAGATATATTGGTAAAAGTTTTAGGGTTAAGCAGCGGTACAGAGACCATCTTAATGACCAATCAAAGACGCATAAAACCAACTGGATAAAATCTCTTTTAAAAAGGGAATCGAAACCTGCACTTATAATTCTAGAGACACTTAATGATGATAGCGATTGGCAAACAAGAGAGAAGTTTTGGATTGGAATTGCCAAAAGCAGGAAATGGAATTTAGTAAATTCTACTGATGGCGGGGATGGGGTTATAAATATATCTGGTGATGGTAAAAGGCGAATGTTAGAAACATGGACAGGTAGAAAACATAAGCCCGAAACGCTTATAAAAATATCTAAAGCATCCAAGGGGAGAAAAAAAACAGAGGCCATGAAAAAGGCTATGAGCGAAAAAATGATGGGCAGGAAAATTATTTGGGCGGATAAATTGAAAATTGCGATTAGGAAGTTTGATGATGAAAAAATAAAGCAGGTTTTAATTGACCTCAAAACTATGAAGGGAAAGGATGTAGCTATAAAATACAATGCACATCGTACTACAATTTCAAAAATAAAACTAGGAAAGTATAAATATTGAATATGAACCATAAGCACTATTACCAACCACTCAATGAATCGTACTTTTCAGTAGCTAAGTCTAACGTACAATCGGCAGTCAAAGAAAAAGCTCAATTATCATTGATTTAATAGATTATGATATAGCAAAAAATATTTTGCAGATTAAAAAATAATGTTTACATTTGCAGTACATATCGAATCCGAAAGATGTTTGAGGCAACAATCATATTTCGGGTTTTATCGAAGGGTAAAACCTTTGAATAAAAACCCCCAATAGTTGCCTCTGTTGGGGGTTTCCCTTTTTTAGTAGGATTGGCATTGAGCAGATGTGAAGATGAACTTAACGTATCACTCGTTTTGGAACAGGCAGAAAGGCTCGTCCCATAAATGGATTGAGCCGCAGATATTTTGTTTGTAAGGGGGTTTCTTTTGTCTTTTGCTTTATACTTCTTTAAGGTTGTTCGCTTGGTTTTTCTCTTTTCTAAAACTGCTTACTTCCTTTTACTCAGAAGATAAGCTATACCAACATAAACAGCAGAGACTAAAGTAGCGAATAATAGAATTGCGCTTATCTCAGCGAATGCTTTTAATATTGACTGATTGGCGAACATTATGAGAAGTACAAATCAGCTTCCTTACCTCTACGAATAGTCAAGCCACCTTCAAACTTTGTACCCGGCATTACCCACATCAAAAAGCATCTGCGAATATCAGGATTTGAAGGATTTGCGTTTACTTCTTTAAGTAGTGTGCTTTGGTTCAAATTCCCCGCACCAAGATTATATGTGAAATCTACCAAAGCGTCAAACTGATTTTGATTTATATCGGATTTAACAGAGCTATTTACTTCATCCTCAAACTTAGGTACTATCAACAGCAAAAGTTCGTCAGCTTGTTCCTGTGTGATTGTGTCGCCCTCTTTTACGGGTGTTCCATCTTCATAGAACGTATTACCATATCCTATCGTCCATTTACCGTCACCAAGTGCATATGCGGTCAATACACAACCTTCTGATTCTTTAATAAGGTCTAAGCCCTTTTGTGATACTTTCATTTTATTGTTCTTTATTTTTTGAATGTTTTGCTACCCAGTTTCCTACGAATACGCCGACAAATGCACCGAGCGTACCTTTTAGGATGATAATTACAATCCACATAAAAACGATATTGCCATCATATAGTATGGTATGGATAAATTTATCCTCAAAAGAGCTATTTACGCTATCAAGTAATATAGTGCCAGTTGCTCCTATTCCTCCCGAAATTTCATTTATATGTTCTGCTATCCAATGGCTCATTTTGTAGGTGGATTTGATGGTTGTTGAATATTATTGCTATTAATAGGATTTGTGTCGTCACCTAAAAAGTACTCTAACCCCTTTAGTATGCCGATAATAAAAACCCCTGACTGCGCTACACGTAATTTTAGATTAGTATTTGCAGGGTCAACAAACACCTCCATGAATGATACAGTAGCGGGAACAACAAACATGATAAGCATATTTATAAACCGCTTATACTTAATGGGTGCAGATTGTGTGAGTTGGTCAAATCCTATTCTTATATTCCCAATTTGTAGTGCCATGATTAATGATTTATGAATGAATTATTAGCTTTTGTCGTATCAATCGATACACCTAGATATTGTTGAAGCGGTACATAGGCATTCCATCCGCTATTAAAATTATTCCAAAAGGTGTTAAATGCTGTGTCAGAATAGGAAAAATTGTACTGTTGTATAGGATTGCTAAATGAATCCTTCTGAACATAGGTGAAGTTTGCTATCCACCCGCCTCCATTGTTTTGAAACTCCAGATGTTGTAATGACCAGCTACCCTTTACAAATTCAGTTTTGCTAGTTGTCACTACTCCAGATTGAGAGTGTGCTGTGAGGCTTATCACTATTGCTGCTAAAAAAAGTATTTTTTTCATTATGTTAAATTTAATTACCATTGTTTCCAGTTTGCGCCATCAGATACTAATCTCAATACTGTTCCCGTAAGAATAGTAAGTAATGATAGTGCGGGTGTTATGGTCTGGCTGCTTGTAGTTTTTACATACACGCCACTTCCTGAGTTATTCATTACTATGTATTCCCTTCCCGTTATACCTACTGCTGTTGGCAGTGTTAAAGTATCTGTACTGCCTGATGTAAATTCTATTTTATGATCGCCTGCTGTGGCTATATAGTTCGATGTCTTGGCTACATAGTTTGTAGCAAAAGAACCGTGAACGTACCATGTAGAGTTGGGTGGATATGTTGGCTCTGTTGCATTTGCTGCCACTATACCAAGACCTACTCCCCCATTCCCAATACTATCAAACCACGCTCTTGTAGTATCTTGACCTGTTAAAATAGCTACACTATTATTAACAGATCTCCAATATAATACAGCGTTAGGGTTGCCACCTATCATAGTATTATTACCCGCTTGAATGCCATACCCACTATATACTCCTATGTAAACACTATTTGAACTTGAAGTTGTATTATTACCAGCTTGCGCTCCAATAGCTACATTATTCCCCCCTGATGTCAGATTTCCCATTGCAGAACTACCAACAGCTACATTGCTAGCTCCCGAACCCACATTAAGAGCTAAATAGCCAATCCCCACATTATTTCCTCCCGAGATTCCCCCACTATTAAATCCGACATAGGTACTATAGCTAGAAGTGCTAACTCCCGTTCCTGAGTTATGTCCTACTGATACGTTTCCCACACCTGATGTTAACTTTTGTAGTGTTGCATTACCAATAGCTATATTAAATGTGCTTGTTATGGCTATACCTGATGAATCACCAACTATCACATTATCATGTCCTGTTATGTTTGATAGTAGAGATGATGTACCAATGCCAATATTATTATATCCTGATGTATCAACCTTAAGTGCAAACCTTCCTATGGCTATATCCTGAGTACCACTTTTGGTAAGTAAATATCCTGCACTATCCCCAATGGCTGTATTTGATACTGCTCCATTAAATCCATAAGCTGCTATATATCCAAGTGAGCTGTCTGCTATCAACTTTGCTGAGAATGTAGGTGTATTATTGATACCCCCTAAGACTATCTCTTTGTATGTTACTGAGGATATTGAACCTGTTGCCCCCGTAGCCCCTGTCGCACCAGTACCACCTGTTACTCCCGTCCCCGTAGCTCCCGTGAC